TCCAGTAGAGTGAGGGACGCCACGACGGTATCTCGAACGTTCTCTGCCGTGAGTCCAGCAGGGACCTTCCAGGTGGCGAACTTCTCTTCGAGCGCGGTGAGCAGGCCGATGACGGCCATTAGCTGAGCTTGCTTGATCGACCATTCACGACTTGTGTCCATCTAAAACAAACTACCCCCGAAACCTGCACTTGGCAAGTCCGGGGGTAGTTATAAGGTGCGTCAGATATTACGACTTGACAACAGCCGCGATACCGCTAGGCATACCTACCTGCTGCTCGATCTGAGCCTCTATGACATTACGAAGCAATCCTGGGGAGATCTTCGCTAAATCAAGTCCATCAAAGGTCAATAGATACTTTCCCGTGATCTGCTGGAACTGATGCCATCTCTCTGGATCATACATATCTTGTAACCCCTTGATCTCAGCCGCCGCATCGAACGTTGGTAGCCAAAAATCGGGAGCATACCATTGGCCTGACTTCCATTCCACCGCTTGAGTGCGATCAAATCGCCTGACTGGGATCTTAGCAACACGACAAGCGCCCCAGAAGAACGTCTCGTAGGCCGAATCGAAGACGATCTCTAGTCCCTCTACACCATAGTGCTTCTTAATCTTGGTGTGCTTTTGGGCGCACTCGTTGGAGCAATAAATCTTAGCGTTGCGGCTAGCCTTACGTCGTTTGAAGTTATTCTCGCAATTGATGCAAGTGTAGGTCTCCCACTTCGTCTCATCACGAGACCTCTTCGGAGTATACGTTGCTCGACATCCATCGGAGCAATACTTCTTATTGTAGATGTAGGGAGACTTAGCTCCCGGCGTGGGAAGGATGGTTTGACCGCATTCGCAAATGGGTGGGTTATAGATACTCATAGACTCTATAATACACTAAACCCCCTTTACCAACAAGGGTAAAGGGGGTTTAGTTGAAGTGCTAAGCCTTAGCTCTTAACTACGGCTGCAATGCCCCTCGGGTTGAGGATGGCCATCGAGACCATCTCATCGAAGACCCAGCCGCGCAGGAAGCGATCAACCTGGTGGTTCTCTTCTACGTCAAGCGAGTAGAGAACTGGGAAGACACCCAGGAAGTTCGGCTCTGGCAGAAGGTACATGGTCTTCTGTGGAACCTGGATGGAACGCTGGAAAGCGAACTCACCGAAGGTCGTGATGGTCTCACCAGCAACGACGCGGTCCTTGAAGGCCCAACCCGTTGTGTTGATGTCCCAGCGGAAGAAATCGCGATAGTCGATCGGGTTGACCAGCATACGTGAACTCGAAAGTTCGTGCATGTCAGTCTGGGCGACTGCCGTATACATCGACTGAGGGGTGAAGTAACCCGAGGTCTCAGTGATGGTGTGGTTCGGAGTGACCGTGTGGTCTGGGCGAGTTGCGTAGTTGGTCAGCGCAGCCTGAAGGGTGACGATCAGACGAGCGTCCTCCTGCTTCAAGATGGACTGCTTCGTCTCGTCCTGAGCCTGCTCAACAGCGTTGATACGCAGGTAGAGCAAGTCTTCCTTACGGATCTGTGCGTGGGAAGCGATGCGGAAGAACTGAACGTCTACACGCTTGCCTTCGAAGATGTTGATGCGGACTTCGCCGTCGTGACCTGACATGAGGTATGCCTGGCCCAAGTCGTCCCAAACGTCGTACTGGACTGGGGTACCTGGGGTTACCGGGTCCTCAACCAGAACGTTACGGGTGATTCCCTGGTAACGGAGCTTGAGCTGGATCGGGCCGATCATGCCGACGCCGAGACGCTTGAAGCCGCTCTGCTCATCCTGCAAAATTCGGGAGATGACGCGCAGCTTGTCGCTGTGCGCAACCTTCTTACCCTCACGACGAGCGAGGATGTCGGACACGTAGTCGTCCGATGACTTGGCGAGCTTGCCGAAGCCTGCCTGAGGGACCATGGTGGTCGTCATGAGAATTCCTTTTCCTTGTCTGGTTGTCTAGGCGGTTAGGCTTAGACAGTTCCCTGTAGGCCACCGATGGTGATCGACGTTGGTGAGTTGACACTTAGAACGCGAGCGAAAGCCTGGGTCAGCAAGGTTCCCGTTCCACCGACTGGAGCCAACTGGCCACGCTTTGCGCCAGATGCGATTGCCGTTACGAGAACGCCATCGGTCCAGGTCTGCGAAGCGTCGAAAGCCGGTGCGTCAACGATGAATTCTGCGTCGGGACCGAGGACCCAGACGGAGGTTGCGTTGATGCCCTGGTCAGTGATCTCCTTGATGCCGAGGACTGGTGCCTCGTAGAAGTTCGCCAGGCCGTATAGCTTGTCGCCTGCGCCGGAAACCAGAGTTACCTGCTGGCCAGTCTGCTTGACGGTCGCCATGCCTGGGTAGATGTCTACTGACTTGTCCCATGCTGGGTCGAGGAAGACGCTCTTTGGCGTAGCCTGAGTGTTGGCGTACAGAGGGCGCAGCGAGCGCTTGATGTACGCGAGTGCGAGAGGCACCTTGATCATTTCGATCCTCTTTCTGTGGTCAAGACTCTTAGCTCAGGGGCTATGAGTTCTTCTTCGTGTCTTATTGGCCTGTTCGCACTAATAGACAGTGCAATCAGGTAATTACTTTTTAGAGGTCACCTAGGAATAGGTCTTCGGCATCGCCGTCACCGTCGAGTGACGAGTTGCGAGCCTGCTTTGTGAGCTGCGGAACGGTGCGAACCGATGCGGAGCGAGGAACCAGATTGCGCGGAGCATCGTCGGAACGCTTTGCTGCCTTGGAGAAGCGCTCGATGGTTGCGATTTCGCGAGCGATGGAATCGTCGGAAAGACTTGCGTCCTTGGCGATTGCCGTCATCTCTAGAACTTCGTCATCGTTGTCGCTCATGCCAGCCTCGATACGGAGACGCGCCAAGCGGAGGGATGCGATTGCGCGGTCGTTGCCGTCAACCGAAGAGGTGCGCTGCGACTGTGCGAACGGACCGTTGACCGGGAAGGCAACCTGGGCCTTCATCGGGTCGCCAACGCGAACGTCAACGAGCGTCTTGGTCTCGGACAGCGGACGAGGGTTCTGCGTACCATCGATAGGACGGGTCACGTCTACGAGCTGGTGCAGAGCGGTGTCAGGGATGTCCTGACCTGGTGTGTACGCGGTCGAAACGGCGTCAGCGGCGGTGTCGTTGTTGGTGCCTGGGACTAGACCAGGAGCCGTAACGTCTGCATGCGCCTCTGGAGATTCAGCTTCCTGAGTTGACTGGGTTGCTGGCTCTGGTGCTGGCGACGGAACTGGCTGTGCAGGGTTCTGCTCGTCTGCACGCTTGAAGATTGCCGTACGAACCTGAACGTCATTGCCTGTTAGCTTTGCAACGGCTTCTAAACCACGAGATAGCTGAGCGATTGCTGCCGTCTTTCGACGGTCGGACTCAACGAGCTTGTCGATGAGCTTCTGCTGCTCTGCGAGGGCTGCTAGTGCTGGACGCATCTCTTTACCTTGGACTTCCTGGTGAGATTGGGGGAGAAGGGCTCTTCTCGTATCTTCTTAGCTAATAACTCTTGCAAGGCAGGATGAAACTTTTACGGTCGATTTAGAATGTGTCCACCAGGCCATGAGGTGCGCCCATCCAATACTGGATTGGCTCGCACGAGAGCCTGAAGCTTTAGCTCCACCTCAGTGGCAGAAGCGGTCTCACCAGTCAGGTACCTGGCGATATCTCGAAGGGTCATCTGCTGATCCAGCTTGCCGGGAACGACAAACTTCACGTACGGCTTGTTCAGTACGTGTCCACCGAAGACGTAGGTCTTGCCTTGAAGCTGCGGGTTGGCCGCAATCAAGAGAACGAGGGTGGCCTGAATGGCATCCGCCGACGATCCGGCTGGCAGGAGTGATGCAGCTACAGCACGAAGCGAGATCTTCTGATCCAGCTTGCCTGGGATAACAAACTGCACGGAGTTAGGCTTGACTGGAGTTGGAGTTGGCTTCGGAGCTACAGAGCCGATACCTAGTACGTTGGCGAAGTCTGCTGGAGCGTAGCCGTCAGCGGAGTTGCCGTCGCAAGGACCGAACGGTGGGGTATTGAAGTTGTCTGCGAACTGGTGAGCGATCTTTGCGGGATGGCTTGGGTTTGATCCGTAGGCAGCAACGATGACCTTAGAGTCGCCCTTGCTTGGCCATAGGTTCGCGAGGTCCGACATGTTGCCGTAGCCGATGACGCGCTTGCGGTTTCCACCGAGCCACGCGATAATGGACTCTCTGGATGCATTGATCTGAGCTGAGTGATTGCCCCAGATGCGACCGGACCAATTTTCAACGTCGATCATCACGCTCATCTTCGGATGAGGTGAACCGACCATTGCCTTTAGAGTGGCGACGGTCTCCTGCCAGTTCGGCTCGTAAACGAAGTAGACGATGAAGCCGGTGAGCTTCCCCTTCGCAACCGCATTCTTGGCCCACGCGAGGTTAGCGGAAAACTTGTTGTCTCTGTAGGTGCCGTCGTTGGATCTGAATGAGATGAACCTGTGAGGGTATGAGTCATTGACGTAAGTCTGGAATTCACTCACGTCACTGAACAGTGTGTCTGTCACTTCGGTGCCTTCTTCTTCGGAGGACCAACTTCTTCGTCCTCGTCATCGTCTGTGTCGTCTTCGTCTTCCTGGTCATCAGGAACGCCGTCGCCGTCAGCATCTTCGGCTTCGTCGGGGATTCCGTCGTTGTCGGTGTCTTCAGGATCTTCCCCTTCTTCAGGGGCCTGTTGCGCCTCTGACATGAGTTGACCTTGCTTACATACAGGACATACATCACCCTCGGCTGGGTACGGTGGCTCGCCACCATCACTTACCGGAGCTGCTGGTGTTACGCCGGTTCCACATGCGTTGCACGTGAGCTGACCGAGCGAGGAATCGAGACCATCCTCTGCATCCGACTGCTGATTCTCAAGCTCTTCAGGGTCGCCCTGCTGATTGCCCATTGGCTGATCGGTGTCCATCGGATCGGCCTGACCGCCTTCGAGAACCTGCTTGCGCAGATCGTTGTCTCGTGCGATGTCGGTGTTCGGGTCACCGAATTCCTTGGGCGGTGCAACGTAACCACAGACCTGGCACTGCTTACCGTCAAAGGCGGAAGAGTTTCCACATACGGTGCAGTTCTCTGCGCGTAGCGTATCCACGTCCTGAGGTGCCTTGGTCTCTCCGTAGGCCCACTTATTGAAAGTCCCGGTCTTGTCGTGTCGATCGTCACCACCGACAAGGCCCTGCCAGTTGGTCGGCTTGTGTGCCTTGTCGCCGTAACGGTGAGTGTAAGCGCCCTGGAATTGGTCTATTTGATTCTGGTCCTTGACAGTTGTCCTAGATCCAGAGACCTTCTTCTGCTGAACCCAGGTCAATGCCTGTACGTGGTGAGCACGGACACGGTCACCTGGCTGTAGTAGACCGTGACTGTGTAGCTTCTCGCGCAACGGCTGGAACTCGTCGCTGCTATTGATGTGGTCGGCAGCGTCACGGTAGTGCTGGGCGACCTTCTCGTAGCCGCCCTGAGTGGAAAGGAGGCTGGCGAAATGCGGTCCATTCTTGTTGTCATAGACTTCGCCGCTAGAGCCCTTATGGCCGACAACGGCAGCGATGGCGTGACGGTCTACAACGACTCGATCTCGTCCCTTTTCATCTACTGCATTAGGGTTGTTGATGAGGTGCGAGAAGTTGCGGGTCTTATGGGCCTTACCCTTCCACGCCTCATCGATGCTCTTGCCATCTTGAAGCATGCTATTGATCTTCGCAGCGCCCTTGTCGTCAGCCATCGGCAGACCCTTGCGGTCGTACTCGTGGCCCTCACCGTTCGGATTGAATCCCTCGTTGCCTACGGTCTTGCCGGTCTGGTCCTTGACTGGCTTTGAGTAGATCGCCTGGCCATGATGGATCGCGTCCATTGCCATGTGGATATTAGGGGCAGGAGCAGAAGATGATGAGTAGACGCCAATGGTTCCCGCTGTGCGGTGGAGTGCGTCTTCGCTACTCAACTTGCTGAAGGCGTGACCCTTCTGGCTGCGGTGGTGTTCTGCGATCGTCTTAGCTACGCCGTGGGCGTCGTCGTACCACTTCATGCCGCTGTGGAGGTCGTTGTCGCTTCGAGAGGCCTTATGGACGAGGTCGAGTAGGTTCCTCGTTCCCTTGCCATTTCCGGCCTTATCCTCAAGCAACTTGTGGCGATCCTCATTGCTAGAGAGAGGTCCACCCGCTACTGGTCCGCTTGCGGTGAATCCCCAAAGGTCGATCGACTCAGCCTCCAGGCTGTTATCGCCAGTATGGACAGCTTCAGTGATGAACCGCCAGATGGTTCGAGTCATTGGATTGATCCTTTGTGAGATGGACTCATGGGTCATAGCCTTCGTAGAGCCCTCATCTTCGGCAGCCTGCTTAATCAGATCCCACACGTTAGAGGTGCGACGAGAGGCGGTCTTGCTGAAGGCTGGCTGTCGAGGGCTCTCGTAAACTACTTGCGTCGAGGCCACCTTCGGTACAGAAGACGTGAGCTGACCCAGGCCAGGTCCGGCTTCGACTTCTCCGAGGAAGAATGCCGTGGGGTCCGCTGGTTGTTCAACCAGGAGCGAATTCTCGAAAAATGAGAGGCCCGAGCAGATTTCGAAGACGAGCTGTCCTTCTCGTTGTCCTGTGGATGCGTTGACACGGAAGATCCTCTTTCCCTTCTTGCCAGGGATGTGAGCGCAATACTCAAGAGGACTCGACGCCACGTTGTGGCACACTGAACACTTGGAGAACTGGACATCGCAGCCCATGGAAGTACGGTTGACTTCCTTAGCGAGAATTGCCTTTGCCAGCTTGGGGAACTTGACTGCATCAACCTCATGCAGCAGCTCGACCCAGGTGTCTGGTGAACCGTCAGGATTTACGTCTCTGTGTAGCGCCGCATCAATGATGACGCCTCGTGCACGTCGGTGGTCGTCGTTGTGGTGATTGACGAAGACCGGCTTGCCGATGAAGGACATGTAGGCCTTCTCGATCTCATCAGCCGGGAACATGTCGAAGTTGTCGTTGCAACGCGAAGAGATGGCTCGGCTTCGCACATAGAGGTAGCCCTCACGAGGCGTGTAGTTGAAGACAGCTCGGTGAGCGCTCTTGGCGAAGCCAGCGTCCTGGCCCATCTGGGCCTCCAGGATCGCTGCGGTGGCATACTTCTGAAACAAGTCAACTCCTTCAGGTCAATACTTCGGGAGCCTTTGCCCCCGTCACGGCAGGCCTTAGCGGAAGAGACCCTTCTTCTTCAAGCGCTCGGTAATGTTGGTCCGATAGCCATCAGGCTCTTCGAGAACGACGGGCTCGCCGGGACGATAGTGATTCATCATGCGGGCAAGCGCTTCTTCCTTTGAGGCCATGCCGCTATAGAGCTGACGGCCTCCGCGAGATAACTCCCACGTCTTTCCGTTGTCGTGCAGAACCCACTTTGATGCGCGTCTTGGCACTAGCCGACCTTCACCAATGCTGGTGCTCCGAACAAGACACCCAAACCAATCAGAAACGCGCCGATGGCGACGAGTGTACCGCCAGCAAAGATGCGTCCACGAGGTTCGTGCGTGTAGCCGAAGAAAATGGCCACTCCGCATAAAATAGTTCCGATGAGAACTAGAATCGTTCCCAGCGTTGGTGACGTGCCGTTCATTGTTTCTCCTAGAGGAACCAGAGGTTGTCGCTGTCATCTTCCGGCAGCTTCTCGTAATGCGTTCCAGCGATCTTCAGGTCGCTGAAGTTTCGGGCTCGGTCTCCCTGGCCCTCATTGATGAGTTCCTGCTGCTCTGCATGGCTAAAGTCCTTCATAGCCACCTTGGCTGCAAGCTCTCGGTCACCGTCGATAATCGCGGCGGCACCCTTGGACGCCAGGAATTGAGCGATGACGTGTTGCGCATCGTCAGTATCATGAGGTCCATCAACACTGTTCCCTGCAAGGATACTCGATCCATCCTCGTCAGCGCCATCCGTTGAAGGTAGTGCGGGCTCTGGACCGTCATGCAAGGTTGCCTCGGCATGATCGGTGTAAACGCTCATCACTGAATCCAGAGATAGGTCGTCTGTCTTACTTGACTGGGCAGCACGAAGCTTCTTGATCTTGCCCTCTAGTTCAACCTGCCTCTTGGTGTGCTGATAGCCTTCGTGGCTGCGCATGTCAGCGGGCTTATTGCTCTTATGTTCTTTCCATTGAGCCACTAAGCCATCAAGATCGTCCGTCTCTAGTGAGCTGGTGCGGCCATGTGATTCAGCGTGCGAGAGATAGCCCTCGGCATAACCAAGGAGCTTTGGATCGCTTCCATCTCCAGCGCTATCGATCTCAGGGTCACGACCCTCTTGGCTGTGCTGGTATCCACGTTGCCACGCCTTGCGGTAGTGACCGTTGTGGATGCGGTTCTCGTAAGGACCGTCTTCCTGAGGGTGAACGCCAAACTGTGGCTCACCTACGGCAGCCTTCTTGATGTCGCCCCATGATGGAGCACCCTTTAGTTCTGCACGCAACGCTGGATTCTTCTTTGCGTGCTCGGGCTCCCACCATGCAGCGTTCTCGTGATCGTCACCGTCAGGATCATCTGGGTTATCGAGTGAACGACCCTCGTGGAACTTAACCCCAGATTCCTCTGGAATCACAACGGTGTGCAGGTTGTATGGCCCAGTACGATGCACGTGTGTTACGTGTCCACCTTCTGGGAACGGTTGACCCGTTTCCTCTTGCCATTCACGAATACCTGCATGTAGTGACGTTTGATCTCCTTCTTCATGATGTCCACCGGGGAACTCCCATGTGCCCTTGGCAGGATCGCTTTCATCCTTGTTCGAGCGTTGGATCATGAGAACACGACCCGTATCAGCGGCCTTCAATGCAACACCGGACACCGTAGGTCCCTCTAAGGGACTAGACGACTTTGCTGTGTGGAGACTTGCATCAAAGGTGACACCGAAGTCGTTAGAGATGAGACTTCGGCCCCAATCACCAGGGTCCTGACTCGTAGCCCAGCCTGTAGATGCCGGGTTGGCCGAATTAGAATGCTGTGGTGGAACAGCGTAACCCTGACCACCGCCGCCGCTTAAAGGGTCATTGACCGAATAGTCGGCAGTCTTAAGAGACGCGAAGGCTGTGCCTGCGTCAGGGGTAACGGACGGCGTTGCATCCGTAAGAGGTTGAGTTGGCGTGGACGCCTGATCTGGAGTGACCTGGCCTGTGCCAGCACAGTGTCCGCAGCCTGATCCCATGCACTGACCACATAGGATCATCCCTAGACCGTAGCCACGTGCCTTATCGGGAGCGTGCTCGCGGGCATCGTTGGTGCGGTGCTTGTGGTGATAGTGCTTGCCATCGGTGACGTGATGACTCTCCCTGTCGTGGTCAGACAGGTCGCGGTACTTGGCGTTCTCATCGAAGAGCTGCTCATTGACAAAGGAAGAGGCTGTAACGTCCTCTAGGCCGTTCTCCGCGTCTGTATACCAACCTGCGGCTAAAGATCGCTTAGCGTTGATCTCAGGGCCGTCCAGGGGCACCTCAGTCCATGCGTCGTTCACCATGTTGCGGGCAGCTTCACGTTCGACGCCGAATGAGGCGAACATCTGGATTACGGCAGGGATGGTCTCGCCGTTCTCGAACATGTTGAGGGCAAAGGCGTAGATCGGAGGACGAGACAGATCTAGAGCGTCAGGTTCAGGGAAGATTGCGTCGGAGTCGAGCAGGGAGCTGGAGCGGAGCAGGTGCTGGTCGTTTACCTTGTCCCACTGGACGGAGACGGGCTTTCCGTGTCCACCCTCTTCTCCGACCTCACGACCGAACATACCTCGGGCACCGGCCTC